AGTTCCAGAGTTCCAACGTCAGCTTTGCATCCTCTTGAGCATAGGGTCCGACGTGCATAGCAGGCATTTTCCACATTTCAGATTTGGGGTCCAGACCAAACTCGCGGGCAGCTTCCTGAAGGTCTTTTTCCTGTTTTACTTTTTTTATCAGATCGTAACAAAGCGCGTTGAGGCTGTAGCTGAACCGGTTCTCATCCAGCAGCGAGGCTATCAACATGGTGTCAATAATTCGTCCATTAATGGTAAAACCCATGCGCCTGATCCAGCCCGCGTCATACTGTGCGTTGTGCATGATTTTGTCGGCGGGGCACTCAAAGACTTTTTTTAGCCATTTGTTGACTATGCGTTCATCCAGATTGCCGCCACCCAGATGCCGGATTGGTATGTATCCGGCCCAGTCTGCAACGGCTATGGCATAGCCCACCACCTCACCGTCACCAGTAGGCCATCCGGGCCCGTTGGACTTGAGATTTGGGTCTTTTGTCTCGACGTCGATGGCTATTTGTTTGGCGTCAAATATGTCAGGCAACTCAGCCGGTGGAACCCACTCACTCTTGGGTCCAAACATCGTCATTTGTAGTGCCATAATCTTTCCTAACTGCCGCCATCTCTGTGCCTTGCACAAGAACGGTCCAGCCCTCTTTGAGGTAATGCTTTAACATTTCGATACGAACAAACCGTACCATTACTCTTCCCCGCCCAGTGCGCCATAGCCGCAAATGTCTACCCAACTGTCCTCATGCTCCGGCGTTGCGCTAAGTCGTGCCAGCTTGATAGCAACCATGCACTGATACACTTGAGGCACAGTGACAGGTGTATCTAGCAGAACTGACCATAGCTGAGCAATACGGGCGTGGTTTTCATAAGCATCGCCGTAATCCTTGGCCCGTGCGCCGTTGATTTTGGTTTTTGCTTCTTTAAGTATTTCGTTTCGTTTCATTTCGCTCTTTCCTAAACTGAGTAATCATTTTTATAACGGACAAGTCGTAATATAAGTCCACTGGCTTGTGGTGTCGTTTAGCGTGACAGTTGTGACATAAAATCTCGCACTTGTTTATTTCGTCAGCTAACTGTTGTTGGTTGCCCCCGACACGGTCAGCAACATTAAACTTTTTATTTGATTTATGATGCAGAGACAGAACGACGGGGTCTTTTTCTCCACAGTCCTTGCATCCCCAGCGACTTTTGTGTTCTTGCACAAAGTACAAACTAACTTTTCGCCTCAACCTTTTATTCTCAGTGCTTTTTTGCGTGGCTTTTGCAAATGCTTCTGGGGTACGCCACTCCTCACGGCCTTTGTTCATTCCCCAGAACATGCGGCCATCCTCTCTTACATCACCGCGTTTCATATCTGATAACTCCTTGTGGCATCGTCAGGCTCAACTAAGTAAAGGTTCTGCTTGGTCCGCGTGATGCCGACATAAAACACACGGTGCAGATCGTCAGGCGCGAGTTCCGCGGCCTTTGATGCGGCTGGTGATATCTCTGTAAACAGAACCACATTGTCAGCCTCACCGCCTTTTGATCCGTGGATCGTGGACAGATTGATGCGGGGCTCTGCATTGAACTTTTCACCACGACGTAGCAGCGCGGTGATGTAGGCACGGTCTGCACTGGGTAACTTATCCATCGCTGTATGCCAGAGCATGTCTCGTATAGATGTAATCAGATCCACGCCTTCTATTAGTCCGTGGTGCGCGATCAGTTCATCCAGTGTCACCATTTCATCATCGTCGAGTGCCGGTAGTTTTTTAAATCCGCGCTTGACTCTGTCGTTGACGGACATATAACTGTAAATGGTTCGTGCGGTCTTGCCCGTGACCTGTTTACCTTTTCTCAACTGTTCCCAGCCATTAACAGCGTCGCTCAGACTTTCTGAGATTGAACGTCGGCCACGGTAGTTGAAAAGATAGCCCCGACTCCGTAGGTCTGCGGTTATATCCGACAGGAAATACGCGGCTTGTGCCAGCACGAGCCACGAACCCTCAGAAAAATCAATCATCTCAGCGCGGGCGATATGCTCTACGTTGCCTCTGTCTGTGCGAGGCAGATACTTTTTAGTCACACGGCGTTTGATGCGTCGAACCACACGTTCTGCTAAAGGGTGCACGGAGGCCGGTACGCGGTAGGATTGCTCTAGTACCTCGTAGCCACCGTTGAGATTTATGAAATGCTCAACATCTGCACCGGCCCAGCGGTATATGGCTTGGTCATCATCACCGGCAGCATAGATCCGCTCGGAGTGTTGCTCTAATACATGAGCCACGTCCCACTGTAGGGGCGACAGGTCTTGCGCTTCGTCAACGAAAGTGACAGCCAGACGAGGACAGAACTGGGCACTCTCGTTGACAAAGACCTCTAACATGTCTGTAAAATCAAAAAGCTGGTATCTGTTTTTGTATTCCTGCAACGCGGTAGCCACATACTTTACCGTGTTCCAACTCTCATCTATCTCGCTTTCATCGTACTGTTGACGCAAGTCTACCTTACGCAGCCGCGCTAGGTTCATCAGATTGACGATTGGGCTACTGCTTTTATTGAGATCAAACGCATCCTCTCCAGATATACTGGAACCCTCTACATCTAAATTGAAACCCAGTGCGATTCCGACTTCTTTGTAATGTTCTGGTTGCATAACCTGTTCTTGCCGTATACCGGACAGGCGCAGAGCAAAGCTATGCAGGGTGCGGAACCACGGCAGTTGTGACTTATCCAGATGAAACCGTGCACAAGCCCGCTCAACGGCCTCGTTTGCGGCTTGCCGTGTAAACGCAAAGTAACCGATATGCGTGGGGTCTACGCCGTTAGCCAGAGCCTCATCCACCTTGTTTAGAAGGGCTGTAGTCTTGCCGGTTCCGGGCGGGCCGTAGATGCGGAATATTTTAGTATCCATGCTCTTCGTCCGTCAGATCCTCAATGCTATCCATAACATTTATGAATACGGGCGTGTGTTCACCCATCCACGCGCCTATGGTGTTGTTCCATAGGTACTCCACAGCTTCGTCGTAGGACATGTTTTCATCTTCTACCAGCACAGCTATACATTTGTGATAGTCGTAAGCCACCACCGGCTCTTGTCCTGCGCGGTGACACATGCCAAGAAACGCTTTGTCAAATCCATCTGCTTTCAACATTAGAACGGGGCCTCCTCTTCTCTACCAAAATCTGGCGTTTTTATGTCTAGCTCAACGGACTCGTATGCAGGTATTTTCCATACCCTCACTGGCCTCCCTTTTATTTTGAGGAGAGTGCTCTCTCCTCCCAGATCACGGAGCCGTTGAGCTATCTTGTAAGGCTTATATTCAAAAAACTTGTTACGTTTCAAAAAAGCCTCAAAATCTTTCAATCTAAAATATGTGACGTTGGCCTCTTCATCAGTCCAAGGCCGCTTGAGCAATATCTCCTCGCGGTCTTTCGCTTTTTGTAAGTGAGCGCAAAACTCCTCTAAATAGTCATAGAACTGACCGCTTGTGCTGGCATCCTCTGCTACGTCAATTATCGCGCTTTCATTAGCGTTCATCTCCCGCATCAACGCACCTATGCGTCCTTCCCATACCTGTTTACTGACAGAGCGGGGCATTGTGTTAAGTTGCTCCATACAAGCCTTTTGAAACGCGGGCTGACTCATCAACCCCTCCGTATCTAACTCAAGCGGCTCCCCGTTTACATCAACAAACCAGACGGGTGGGTGCGAGTTATATTTTCTTAGATTAGCTATGGCGGCACCCTGTATAGCGGCACCTATTCCATGCTTGCGTGTCTGACACAGTTCTTTATTACAGTGCGCGTTAATCGGTGCATCGCTACACCGATAGGCGTAATCCTTCTTTTCAAGCTGCTTTGCAACTATGTTGACCTCATTCAGCGGCAGCGGCGGCTCCAGATACTGCATGTTATATGTCAGTATCTCTGACTCCCAGCTATCGGGATACGCCTTGCGTAGGTATACTCCTATGTTGAACAGCCCGTTGTTGCGCCCACCCTCACTAATCTTGTTCTTGATCAGGAACTGTAAGCAGGGCGGTCCGTCGTTCATGTTGGATGTTTCAGGGTCATCCGTAATCTGAAGCTTAATTACCTGTTCAGGCGTCTGCTTGTGCTCTTCATATAGCTCTATGAACTCATCCAGAGTAGCAGACGTGCCGTCGTCCTTGATGGCATAACGTAAACCGTCCTCTGCGTCATAGTATGGCAGGTTCAGAAAGTTACCTACGTCATCGCGGTCCAAGTGCAGTTTAATCTGTTTTGGAAATATCTCACTGCCACCATAGCCCAGTGCAGCCGACACCTGTTGCAGTGTTGACTGCATGTCCTTGGCATCCACCCAGTCCGTGGTGAACAGAAAACAGTGTGCGCCGCCTGATTTGGAGCGGCACACCACAAGTGGTAGCTTTAGCTTACGGATCTTTTCAACAAGCAGCTTGTGATCCAACGGGTATTGATCTACATCAACGCAACCCCAGACGCACTTGTTCTCCTCATTGATCGGTATAATACCGATACCACGGCCCTTGCCAGACAAATGCCCTTCCCACAGTTCCTTGGTCCGTGGTTCGCGCACAATGGCGGCCCTACCGGTATTCTTACCGTTCGCTTGCTGTTTTTCTACTTTATAAGTGCCGTAAGCAAGCTGTAGCCCATTAAAAATGGATGAAAATTTTTCTACTGACATAATGGTCCCCGTCAAGAAAGATGGGGCGGCAGGGGCGTAGCAGCCAACACCCTTACCACCCCAACTGTTTAGAACGGCACGTCGTCAGATAGATTATCGCTAGGTGCGGTGTCGTCTTGGTGCTTCACCACTACATCACCGGCAGTAATGCTTTTCGCAAAGTCCTTACCGCGCTGATATATGGCCTTGTCCTCGACGGGACCAACCCTGCTCATTTCCCAGCCGTGCCAGCTACCCTTGCTATTCTCCTCAGAGATCGTCTTGAGGTGGTAGACGTGGCTAAAACGTGGTGGGGTGAACGGGCCGTTCTTACCCTGCATAGTGAGCGAAGAGATCATGCTGTTCCACTTACGAGACTTTTTGAGTTGCGTAGACTTCATCGCAATCAACGCAGTCTCAGCAGAGCCGTCATCATGCAAGACGATGACAAAGTGCTGGTGGGTCTCTTCAATATACTGACCCGACCCGTCCTGCACATACTCTTTATTATCTTCAGCAGACCGCTCCGTTTTGGGCATTGCCTCGCCCGGTGAGTAGATAGCCACAGGAGCGCCCGTTCCTTCGCCTCTAGGGGCCCATTGGATGAACCGACGCTGGTAGGCTACCGGAATGACCTTGATGCCGTCCTTGCCCTTATATACGGCCCCTGAGACGGTGTTGTAGATGTCACCCTTGCGGGCATCTTCCAGA